ATTCATGATGCTGTTAAATGTTTGGTTTATGTAAGCATCCCAAACTATGGCGGAAATATTCAAATATGTTGGTGGATGAATAATCGTTTTGATGGCTTTCCGCAAGGCGATTCAGACGTCACGTACTGGATGCCACTGCCAGCAGCGCCAGAGTTGGAAGAATGAAAGCCTACGACTTTTTTAAAACAATCGACCACCAAGGCGAGCGAGACAGTCTAGAGCAAGCGCGACTAGAGCACTTAGCGCAGCAAATACGCAGCGATATGAAGGCGAGTGATTTTATACAGGAACTGGAGTGCGACGCATCATTTGATGTTGAGTGTTGCAAGGCTATTCAGTTGATGTTCTTAGGTGGAGATCCGGCAACTTGCGCGAAGGTTTTGACTAAGTTTGCTGATAATTGGTTAGACCGTCAAGCAATGAAGTTGGCGCAGGAGTATTCCAAATGCAAAAGGTAATAATCAGCCTTTGCGACTATACCGGAATCATGGTGAAGCCATGGGTTGATGCGGGTTATTATGCTGTGCTGGTTGACCCACAGCATGAGGCGCATTCTATCAGTGGAAACATTGAGCGCTTGCCAATGACAGTGCTGGAAGCGATGCCGCGTCTAGGTGAGATTATGCGAACAATGCAAGTTTGTTTTGTCGCAAGCTTTCCGCCTTGCACTGATGTTGCGGTTAGCGGCTCGCGTTGGTTTGCTGATAAAGCCGCAAAGGATAAACAATTCCAAGCTAAAGCCGCATTAGTGGCAGAGCAGTGCCGAAGTGTTGGCGTTATGAGTGGCGCGCCTTGCTTCTTTGAAAATCCGGTTAGTGTATTTAGCTCGATATTTGGCAAGCCTGATTACACGTTTAATCCTTGTGATTACACTGGCTATTGCGCAGAGGATAATTACACAAAGAAGACTTGCCTATGGGCTGACAATGGATTTGAGCTTCCGCCAGCGTTTAGGGGCGAATCACTAGGCAAGCCGGATGACAGAATACACAAAGCGCCACCAGGTCCGGAGCGCGCAAACTTTAGAAGTGCAACGCCTCGCGGATTCGCTCAGGCAGTTTTTGAAATGTACGGCAAATAGCGCTTCGGCGCTTTGGATAACCGGAATGAAAAAAAGAAAACACTGTTCTACTAAAAGACTAATCACTCAATCCATCATAGCAATGCGCAACTTGGCGTTGACTATGAAACTGTCAGAGATTAACAAGGGCGTTGATGTAATCAACTACAAGACGAGCAAGCCTGAACCAGTAGGTCAGTCAGTCGCACAGGCTTTAGACCGCACAGCGTTTAAATGGGCTATCTTACTGGTGGTTAATGCAGTAGAGCGCAACGGAAAGAGTAAAACGCTGACCAAGTGGACGCGACTGGCAGCGTCTTATAAGCACAATGCGTTGACTGAGTGGCTTCGAGTCGAACACCAGTCGATGATTGACGACTGCAAAGGCAAGTGTGAAGTTGTTGATGCGAAATGGTGCGCAGTACCCACTCCACCAGCTTTTTGTGGATGATGTTACTGAAACTCTATTAATCGAGAATCTGATAAATATTTTAAAATAATTTGAAATAATGCTTGCAAGGATAAAATAGTTTGCTATGATAAACACATACCAAGGCAATAACGCCGAAGCAAACAAGGAAATGAAAATGAAAAAATTAATGAACATGCAAGGCCAAGTGATGACAGAAACTGAAGCTCGCGATTACTACGGAGAGCGGTTTGATAGCGCAGTCTTAGTCGCTGTGTTTGTTGATGAAGACGGTGAAATAACCGAACTATAAGGAGTGCCGCAGAAATGCGGCTTTTTATTATGATCTCAATGCACGAAATAAGGAATAGCTTCTGCAAATGCCATGCTGAGACGTGCAACCACTTTAAGTATGAAGTTGTTAACGAATCTGGCATTTCAATTTTTTCGTCAGACAGCATTCAAGAATGCGAAAGAATTAAATTGTCTATGGATAAAAGAGATTCTGAGATAAAAGCTGATGCGATAGCTTGGTTTGCATTGCAGGCTGCATCTGTAATATCAAAAAGCGCCGACTCTGGAAATATAATTTCACTTGCTGCATCTGCTGTAGCAACATTAAGGAAATAAAAATGATGATAATTGATTTTATTCTATGGCTTGCGGTTGCAGCCTGCATTGTGGCGATTATGCATTGCTGCTGGCTTCACGAAAAAATAAGGAATGCAGCATTTAAAAGAGAGCTCGAAGTTGAGTCTGCCAAGTTTCAAAATCAGATAGACTCAATCGTTATTCGGGCGGAAGTTGAAAAATTGAAAAGGATGAGAAAGTGACTGCATCCCAAACAGCAAAGTCGCTAGGCTGCAAAAGCCTTTCGCAAGTAACACAACTAACAGGCGTATCACTGCAAACACTGAGCAACTGGCACAAAGACAAGCCGGAGCTTTTTAAAGTGGTTTGCATTGGCACAGTAGCGGCAAGCAAGGAGATAAAATGAACACCTACAGAATTGCAGCAACAACACGCGCAGGCGACTTTATCCAGACCGAAATCACAGCCAGCAACATGCTAGCACTTGTGCAGCCTATGGTTTACGAGTTTGCAGTTGAGCATAAGACTGCGATTGATGATGTTGTTGAGCTTGATATAACTGAATTAGAGTAGTTCAAAAAATAAAAGTATTATGTTATAATAAAAATCTCTAGTGCGACGTGGAACTCAATCTAGGTGCGAGCCAAAAGCTTTAAGACAAGTCAGAGCGATTTAGAAAGCTCTAGTGGTGCCGTATCTGACAGGCCGTTCCAACACTAGAGCTTTTTATTTTGAGGTTTTTATGAGAAAAAAATTAATTTTTGGCATTGGATTTAATGATTGCCCTGACACAGTTGTTCATTTCACTGGAGGCAAGAGAAGGAATTGTATTTTTTACCAGAAGTGGTTCGACATGCTTAAAAGATGCTATAGCAAAAAATATCAAGATAAACACCCTAGCTATATTGGATGCTGCGTTTGCGATGATTGGCTTAGTTTTTCTAAGTTTAAGCAATGGATGAAGCAGCAGGATTGGGAAAATAATGACTTAGATAAAGATTTGATAATTAAAGGAAATAAAGTTTATTCTCCAGAAACTTGCTCTTTTGTTTCTAAAGCCACCAATTTATTCACGTTAGATCGGGCAAGGTTTAGAGGCGACCTGCCTATTGGAGTTAGCTATAAAAATAACAATAACACATTTCAATCTAAATGCTGCAATCCATTCACAGGAAAGCGCGAGTGGTTAGGATGCTTTCAAAAACCAGAAGAAGCTCACAAAGCTTGGAAGCTGAGAAAGCATCAACTTGCTTGCATGCTTGCTGATTTGCAAAAAGACCACAGAGTTGCAAACTCATTAAGAACTAGATATTTATAACGGAGCTTGAATGATGAACAGCGAAGCGCTTGATGATTACGTTTGCTACCTGATAATTTTAACGCTGATTGGTTACTTATTCTCAACTGCTCATTACTCGCTTAAAATGGCCGCTTTATAGCGGCTTTCTTTTGCGCTATACTCAGCTAATCTGCCAGCGGTGCTGGTGTTTATTGAGCGGTGCTTGATATGAGTGAGTTAGGGCGACCATCCAAATACAAACCTGAGTACATCGAACGAGCTTTAGAGTTTGTCGGAGTGCAAGGTAAATCTGTTACTCAGTTCGCTTTTGAGCTTCGAGTTAGCAAGTCAACCGTCTATCTATGGGCGCAAGAACATCAAGATTTTTCGGACGCATTAACGCTTGCACAAGAGTGGAGCCAAGCAGCTTGGGAAACTAAGCTAGAAGACATGATGATGTCCAGAGAGGTCAACGCGCCTCTTGTTAAGCTATACTTTGCAAACAGATTCAAGTGGACTGATAAAGCTCCGGCTGATGAAGATGAAGAAACAAAAGCGCAGCCATTGGCGATCACTTTTGAAGTTAGACACGCAGCAGACAGCATAGAAATCACGAATGCTAAGTCTTAGCGCTCCGCAGAATATCTTCCTTAATGGCCTGAATACCAAATATCGCGCTTACGTTGGCGGATTTGGTTCAGGCAAAACCTTTGTCGGCTGCTTGGACTTGCTGATATTTGCAAGCCAGAACCCAAAGACGGTGCAAGGCTACTTTGGCACTTCTTACCCTTCGATAAGGGATATTTTCTATCCGACATTTACCGAAGCCGCAGAAATGATGGGCTTCCGTGTTGATATTATCGAGAGCCACAAAGAAGTTCATATTTATCGTGGGCGCGTTTATTACGGCACTGTGATTTGCCGCTCAATGGATAATCCTGCATCTATCGTAGGCTTTAAGATTGCGCGCGCGTTGGTTGATGAAATCGACACGCTACCAAAGAACAAAGCCACTCTTGCATGGAATAAAATTGTGGCTCGTTTGCGCTTGGTTATCCCAGGCGTTGAAAACGGAATAGGCGTTACAACTACGCCGGAAGGGTTCTTATTCGTTTACAGTAAGTTTAAAGAGAATCCAACACAAAGCTACTCAATGGTGCAGGCTTCGACTTATGAGAATGCCGACTATCTACCACCGGATTACATTGATACGCTGCTAGAGACTTATCCAGCAGGCTTAATTCAAGCCTATTTGCGCGGCCAGTTTGTTAACCTTACATCAGGCAGCGTTTACCCGTCATACAATCGACAGCGATGCAATTCGCACGAAGTTATTCAACCGCATGATCACTTAATCATCGGCATGGATTTTAACGTTGGCAAAATGGCTGCTTGCGTGTTCGTACAGCGACCAACAGGAATGCATCAAGTTGCAGAAATTAGCGGAGGGCAAGATACGCCTTACATGATTAAGCTAATCCAAGAGCGCTGGCAGTCACAAGGCCACAGAATATCAATCTATCCAGACGCAAGCGGAAAGAACACAAGTAGCAAAGGCGCTTCCTTGTCTGATATTGGATTGCTTGAGAATGCTAAGTTCTCAGTTATCGCGCACGATTCAAACCCAAGAGTTAAAGATAGGGTTATATCTGTTAACAAAGCCTTTGAAGAAGGGCGCTTGTGGATTAATGCCGCAGCCTGTCCAGAGTCGGCAAAGTGCATCGAGCAGCAGCCATACGACAACAACGGCGAGCCAGACAAAAAAGGTGGCCTTGACCATCAATCTGATGCCTTTGGTTATCCTGTTTGTTACCTGATGCCGATTGTTAGACCAATCACAGCGCCGCTAGCATGGGGCCGCAGATGACAAACATAGCAGAGCATCAACCTCACATTGTCGTTGCAACTGCTGAAGCGGTGCACGTTTTATGCTTGACCGATATACGCCGCATGGCTCAGGGTTTGCCTTATCATGGAGACAAGGCGATAATGATCCAAATACTTGCAATAGCATTGAGAGATTTAATCGATGAGTCTGACCGCTGATCAACTACGCCATGAAGCAATGCTGCAACGAGTGGCAACGGGATTATTAAAAACCAACGTCTACCCGTCACTAGCTGAGGCTTACAAGTCGGTGCGCGAAATCCTGTTAGCTCAGGAAGAAATCAAGAGCGCAGCGCAGCTTAACCGGATAACGAAAGCTATCAGCAAGTCAGTCACAGAGATTTACTCAGCAGGCTGGCAAGAGGCAACTAAAGAGCTTCAATCGCTGGCGGTTTACGAGTCGAGCTACTATGCAGAGTTAATTGGCAAGTGGAATGATGTTGAACTTAGTCAACCAGGCAGTAAAACCATTCTTGATTACGTCAATGCGGCATTAATGACGCTAACAAGCGGAAAGCGCGTTGATGTGGGCACTTGGCAAGAGTTCGTTGAGAAAAACATTCAAGGCTACACCGAGCAAGTTAATAACCTTGTGAAGGCCGGATACACAAAAAGCGCAACAGTTAAACAGACTGCCGCAGCAATTCGTCAATACAACGAAGGCTTAGCGCAGCAACACGCTGAGACATTGGCAAGGACTGGTTTAAGCCATTACGCCAATCAAGCGCGCAGAGCCATGGCAGATGATAACAAAGACATCATCGACAAAGAATATCCGCTTGTTATGTTTGATAACAGACGCTCGATTATTTGCAGCAGCATTTACATGAAGTATAAGGACGGCTGGAAT